TAGAAACAAACTCTTCTTTATTATATTCACCTATACTAAACTTTTTACTATACCAAAGATTACCAGAACTAAAACTATCTTTTGTATGTGTAATGTATTCTCCTGGACATAGTTTGTAACAACCTTTTAGTAGAGTTAGATATCCAGGAACATAACCAAAAGCATTGTATAAACTAAAAGCAAACATATCAAGTTTTTTATCTTCTACTTCTAAAGCATTTATAGAAGATGAGAATACTAACTCATTACCATTATGTCTGTAGTAAAGAGGTTTTATACCAAAATGATCTCTACATATAATAGTATAACCTTTTCTATAAAATGCAAAAGCCCACATACCTTCACATCTATTCATAAAATCTATACCATAATGATATAAACCTTTTATTAGTACTTCAGTATCTGTACCTGATTGACTATTCCATTCATCAAGTTCTTTATAATTATAGATAGCACCATTAAAGATAAGTACACTATCTTCATAATGATATGGTTGTTTAGATTTATCTATGTCAGAAAATATAGCAAGAAGGTTATGACCAAATGTAACGTCATCATTACTATAAACGTCTTTTCCATCAGGTCCTCTTTTATAAGTGTACTCCATCATCTTATCTATTCTATCGAATTGATTAGGAGATGTAATACCATTTATTCCGCACATATAAATATAATATGAGAAAGCGAAAAAAAGTTCCTAAGAAGGTTCATAGAGTATATTGTACTTACTTCCCAGATGGTAGATATTATATTGGTTATTCAGGTAAACCTGATAAACTTTATGAAAAATATTTTGGTTCATCAACAATAGTAAAAGAGTATGAAGGTGAGTTAAAAAAGGAAACCATCAAGGAGTATGACCAAAAGTCATACGCCAAGATGGCTGAGTTTTTATTACAATGGCAACAAAGAGATGACCCTTTGTGCTTAAACGACATGATTAATATTAGACTGAGGATGTCTCATTTAAAGTCATTCGATCCGTGTATCTGGAGTCCATCATCTCCTCAGCAGCTTCAATTTTGTCTTGACGATCCGCAATAGTTCCTAACAGAGTGTCAATCTCTTCTGCATGCTGTGGGTGTTCTCCAATACCTACACTATTATTCATATAGATACGGACCGTAGCCTGTGCTACAGCAATCTCCCCTTCATATTGTTTAATTAAAGCTTTTAACATTTCCATTACGCTGCTGTCCTTTCATAACTACCCCAGTTACCTTCCATGCTAGTAACTGAATATTCTGTAACTCTTTTTTCAAAGAAGTTGTCGTGTGAAGCGCCATTGAGAACCCAATCTAACCATGGAATAGGATTGTCTTTGACGTTAAACTTGGGTTTCATACCCAATTGTAGAAGTCTTCTGTCTGCAATATGTCTAATGTATTGCTTGACTTCTTTTTCAGTAATACCTTCGATAGCATTACCTTTAAAAGCTAATCTAATAAACTTATCTTCTAAAGCTACAGCATCTTTAGACATTTGATAAATTTTAGACTTAAGCTCATCAGTTACAATGCGAGGATGTTCTTCACAAAAAGTTCTGAACAGCTTTGCATTACCTTGAACATGCATAGATTCATCTCTAATAGACCATTCTACGATTGTTCCCATACCTTTCATTTTTCCAAAACGTTGAAAGTTAAGAAGCATAACAAACGAAGCAAATAAAGACATTCCTTCGTTAAACACAGATTGAGCCAATGCTAATGCTAAACCTGTTTGAGTAGTAACATTATTATCTTGCATGAATTCAATCTTATCTGCCATTTCAGAATACTCTAAAAACTTATGAAAGTCTTCTTCTGGTAGACCTAGCGTATCGTTTAGCAAAGCATATGCACGTTGATGCACACCTTCTCTGTTAGCAAAAGAAGCTAACATATTTCTAACTTCGTTGTTCTTAAATTTTGGAATAAGAAAGTCATGATAGTTAGCTCCTACTTGTACATCAGATTGAGTAAACAATCTTAGAACATGAGTAATAAACTCTTTCTCTTCGTCGTTAAGTTTTGTGCGCCAGTCCTGAACGTCTTCAGACAGTTCAGCTTCATCTTCTACCCAGTGAATTTCTTCGTGTTTCTTAACCAGATCAACTGCCCAAGGATACAAGAAGGGTTTATAAGTTTTAGATTCTTCAAGTAATGACATTAGTTTTCCTTTTTCTTCTTTGGTTTACTATCTACCACAATCTGCTCTTCTAACATCTGAATTCTTTGATCCATTCTCCAAATTACAGATGCTAATTTAGCAAACGATGATTTATCTGGACTGCCTCTAAGTGTGACTCTGTCCAGTTCTGCTTTAAGTTCGTCTGTATATGTAGACATATAATTCTCCTTATCCTTCACACGCTCTACATTCGTCGCCTTCTTGAACTGCGACATCATCATGTAAGAAAGACATAAGTTCTTCATACCCTCCTACATAATTACCATTATAATAAATTTGCGGAATGGTTTTGACATCTCTGCCTGTTACTTCCGCTGCAGTCTTTTTTATCTCTTTGAGATCTACAAACTCAAATTGTATTCCTCTCATAAGGAATTCTTCTTTAGCCATCTCACAATAAGGACAATCGTCTTTACCGTAGATAACAGTACCTTTATAATCTTCTAATGCTATTCTTTCTACTTTATCTGCAACAGTCTCAGCTCTTGACTTTGCTTCTGTACGTAGATAGTATAACCCTTTAAGCCCTTGCTCCCACGCGGCAAGGTGAACTTTATTAACATAGGACTTTTCGCTGCCAGCAGGGAAGAAAAGATTAACGGACTGACCTTGACATATAAATCTTTGCCTTTCCGCTGCATGTTTGACAACCCACATTTGATCGAGTTCTTGCGCAGTCTTAAATACACTCTTTTCCGTATCTGATAAGAAAGAGAGGTGTTGTACACTACCTTTGTTTGTAATGATTGACGACCATGTCTTATCATCGTTTTTATCATGTTTTTGTAATACTTTCTTTAGATATTGATTTTTAACTAAGAAAGAACCTGCTCTAGTTCTATGAGTAAACGCATTAGCTTTCATCGGCTCAATGCTAGGGCTAGTAGAAAGAATGATACCACTAGAGGCGTTGGGAGCGATTGCAAGTAAGTGCGCATGTCTAAGACCAGTTCCAATACCATCTGGATACTCTCCTCTTATTGATGCTAATGATTTAGATTGTTTAACTGATTTATCTTTAATGTTGTCAAATATAATTATATTTTTTACTGATGCTGATTCTGATTCCCATGGAATATTATTTCTTTGTAAATATGAATGAAATCCCATAGCTCCTAGACCTATAGATCTCTCTCTTTCAGCTGAGAATCTAGCTCTTGAGATTGCATCTGGGGCATTATCGATGAAATACTGAATAACATTATCGAGCATAGTGATAAGATCCTCGACAATGGTCGTATCCTTCCATTCATCATATAATTCAAGATTAAGAGATGAAAGGCAGCAGACTGCAGTCCTGTCGCCACTCGTTGGCAAATGTATCTCATTACAAAGATTAGATCCATGAATTTTTAATCCTAAGTTTTTCAAGTTGGAAGGAAGCGCGTTGTTAGCAGTGTCAATAAAATTAAGATATGGTTCTCCGGTTCGAAACCTAATCTCCAAAATACGTTCCCATAATTTTCTAGCATTTACAGTCTCCTTAACTGAATTATCTTTAGGGTCCTTTAGATGCCAAGGTTCTCCTTCGAACACACAATGCATAAACTCATCCGAAATATTAACTGCGTTGTGTAAGTTAAGAGCTTTTCGTTGTACATCACCTGTAGGTATTCTTAAATTTAAGAACTCCATAATATCAGGATGAGATACATCCATATATGCAGCATAAGAACCTTTACGAGTTCTTCCTTGTCTATAAGCAATCATATCAGCATCTACAGTATGCAAAAATGGAATAGGACCGGGAGCAATATCACTCACAGTCCTAACATCTGACCAATGGCCTCCAACACCTCCTCCATAGATAGATAACCATCGCAGTTCAGAGCTATGGCTAATAAGACCTTCTAATGTATCTGGTACATAAGTCAAAAAACAAGAAATAGGAAGACCTTTGTCTTTTTTCTTTCCATTTGGTGCATTAGATAATACTGGAGATGCAAACATAAAATATTTTTTACTAACATATTCATATAAACGTTGAGCTAATTCATGATCAGTTTCGCCTTTATAAGTTGCCCAAGCTGTTGAAGCTCTTGCATATGCGTCTTGTGGTGATTTCTCATGCTCTAACATATAAAAATCTTCTAACATTCCTATAGCATAATCAGTTAGATGTTCGTCCATGTTATAATTAACTTTTAATTTATTAGCCATTTACCTTCTTCCATGCGTTAAACTTAATTTTAGCTGCAAGTCCAGCGTAAGTATTATGCTCAACTATTGATTGAACATCAATACCTTTAAGTATCATATCGTTTATGTCTTTTTCTTTAATATAGTCAGGCCATATGACTGTCTTGAAACCTTTGTCAATATATTTCTCCACTTTATCAACAATTTGCTTGTTTCGTGGCTCATTATCAAAGCACAAGACAGCGTTGGAGTTGTATTTATCTGATAGACCATCGGATCCTGCCATAGCAATACAATTTTTTAGAAATAAACTGTCTAATGGTCCTTCTACACAATAGAAAGTTTTAGTAAGATCAACTTTATGTTTTCCATATATCTTTTCTTCGTCTTCATTAAACATTATAGTTAAGTATCTAGGTTCGGAACCGTCTAGAGATCTTCCCTGAACCCCAAATAATTCGTTATTCTCGTTCTTGAGAGGTATTACAAGTCTTTTAGATCCTTTAATTTTAATGCCGGCAGCTTCAGCAACCATTCCAAAGTCTTCACAGTAATATAACTCACTATAAACGCTGTCAGGGAGGTTTCTAGACCGTGCATATAGTACGCACTCATGGTTATCAGCAAGATTAGATAAGCTCTCACAATTACGTAACACGCTCTGATAGTTAACGGCGACTCTTGAGACAGACCGAATATTCCGATCATCATTACTATCCATGTTAGCATTTTTTATTACCTTTTCGTAGCTTAAGTGTCTTTGACAATGATGACATAAAAATACTTTTTCTTCTTCGTATGTGTAAACAAAAGAATCGTTTCCACAATACGGGCAAGTACCCTGCATAACACAATCACTCAATGACTTGAACATAAAGATATTATAATTTATCTGTCAAGTATTTTACGTAGATCTTTTCTTCTTTTAATTTTTTTATTGCCTAGAACAGGATCAATCCCTGCTAATCCTGTGGCATTTACTTGAGCGTTAGAACCTGCTCCTGAGAGAGGACCACCTATAGATGCGCCAGAAGCCATTCCTTCATACATAGCTTCTTCCCAAGCATCCATAAAGCCTTCTTGAGTTGATAAGTCATATTTTGTTTTAGGTATAATTTTATGTTCTTCTAATTTTTCTAATAACACTTGAGATGTCTTTTCGTTAGACTCTTTTTCCACATACTCTTTTATTAGAGCTAAAGCTGCAACATAAGATGCAAGTTGAGTCTTGCCACCTGGAACTTTAGCTAATAGTCTTTTAAGATTAAAAACCATTCTATCTAAAAGAGTAATAGTCTTTTTTTGGTTAGCTGTTCTATCTCCTGGTCTAATTAAAATTTTGCCATTTCTATCTATTACACCAGCTTTGAAAGCAGGGGTTTTGTGAAAAGGAGTTACCAGTTTTTTAAGTATTCTAAAAATAATTACTGTATCTACAACTTGATTAACGGCCATTATCCATCTCTTTAAGAACTTTTGCAGTGTATAAATCAAATTTAATTTGAGGCATTTCTCCTTGAACTAAAAAGCCAAAATAATTTAACACTGTCTTCATTACACTCTTTTCTTTCTCTGTTATACCATACATTAATATATTTTTAGCTGCAGGTAATTCAAAACTATTAGTAAAACATAATATATGGTTACATAATAATCTAATATTCTCTGACTTTTCCGCTGCAAATTTTTTAGTCAGTTTCTTCGCAAGTTTGTGTCTATTATAATCTTCTATAAACTCTTCTTTACTTAGACACGATTCTGATCTATAATGCTTAGCTGCGTAAATCTCCAAATTACTTTCTGTCAGTTCCATTATCTTTGACTGTAACCTTAGGCTTTAGATTAAGTTTTTCTTTCTGACCAGAAAGTTCTATTTTAACAGCCTTATCTGCATCTGCTTCATTATCATTAGTATCTTTTTTTCCTACAGCTACTTGAGAACCAGGAGCTGCTGCAGGATCTACTGGGGGAGCAGGAGGAGGCATTTCTGCTGGATTAGGTTGCTCTTCTCCCGTGTCTGTATCGTAATGAGTTTCAGTAGATGAGCCATCAGCTTTCTTTTCTACTTCTTTAGAAATCTTTTTTTCTTTTTTCTCTTCTTTAGAAGTATCGTTACTGTCTTTACCTCTAGAAATTTCAGCTCCATCGTTTATTTTTTCAGATAGAAAATCTCTAAAGTTAGCTAGACTACCAAATTTTTTAACTAGTTCAATATCCATAGTAGAATTCCTTTATTCTATTTATTAAGAAAAGAAGTCTTCTAGAGTATTTTGCTTTTCCGGAGTCCAACCAATAGGAGATAGAATAATATCCATAGGCTCAATGATAGCTTTTGAAAATTGCTTCTCAAAGTCAATATATTTTATGAAGTCAAACTCTTTAGGAACAGTATGATTAAAAGAAAGTACATTAGTACCAATATTATTAGGTTCGCGAAGATAGATGAATTTTCCTTTTTCGCCATCTTTCATAGTCTCCCAATCTTTTTCTAGCTTATATTGCTTTAGTAATCTATTGAACTGTATAGCACCTCTAATATGAGGAGGAGTACCCTTTGCAAAACCTGAAGTTTGAGTCATTTTAGAAATATTATTCATCGTACGAGGAAACGCTATATCTTCAAATTGCATAGCCTTGAACTTATCTTTAAAGTCAGAAATATATGATTGAAGAGTCTTTTCATCTTCTAGTAGAGTAAGTCTAATCATAGTAAGTAGAGCTTCTCTGCATGACTGAGGAGTAGAGGATCTAATAGCATCTAAGCCTTGAATCTTAAGTTTAGGTTTATCATCAGGCATTCTAACACCTTCCATATCCCAAACACACATAGCATATCTCTTCTTAGCAGTCCAGAAAGCAGATGAAGCTATAGCTTCTCTTTCCATAACCATCTTTTGATCGTAAGCGTTAAGATAATCTTTAGTATCTACCCATCCTTCTTCTAGAACTTTCTGCACTTGCTCTTTAGCAATTTTATCTAGTATATCTACTATTTCATTCTTAGATTTATTAGAGAAAAACTTATCTACTAAAGGTTGACAGTTAAGATAGTTAGAGTCAGTATCGATAGCAATAATATAATCTACGTTTTCAGTTTGTAAGACCTTATTCATCCATTTATTAATCTCGCGTTCAGCAATCTGAATAACTAACTGACCCGATAGAGTAATAGACTTACCAATACGTTGATCATACCATCTAAAGTATTTGTTAACGAACGCACCATAACCTGAATTAAGTAGAATCTTTATAACATATTGACGTAAGTTTTCAAGAGAGTCATCTTTACCCTCTCTTTGTTTTTGTAGCATAGCTTGTTTAATTTTCTTACGATCATCATACAATCTACGCATTAGACGTGGGATTACCCCTTCTATCTCATTGGAGAACGTGTATCCCGATCCAGATACTGACAATCCTTTAGGTGCTTTATATTTCTCTTTAGACAAAAACTTCTGCACTCTTTCCATATCACCTTCCATAGGCCATACTTGTTCTTCTGGTCTAAAGGTTTCAGGAGAGATATTAAACTGCATGATAAGGTGAGGATATAGAGAGTTTAAGTCAAAAGACATACACCAGCCATGCTTTCCTACTTGAGGTTCTTTAACATGACCACCTGGAATATTACCTGACGATTCAGCAGTAGTAATATGAAAATGAGGTATAACTCTATCCTTTTGTAGCTCTTTATTAATCAAGCTATCCCAGGTTCTAACAGTAGAGTTAACCTCACCATAGTTAATACAAGCCATATACGCTATCATAATCTGAGCGTCAATAAGACCTAACTTTTCATCGAGACGTTTAACAAGATTAACGTCCTGAATATTATAGTCAATAAATTTCTGAAAGTTTTCTACATATAGCATATGCAAACCAGAAACTTCTGAATAGTCTAACTTTCTTTCTCCTAATTCTACAGAAGCGATAAAGTCGAGTCTATACGATTCTTGTATCTTAGTTTTACGATAACGTTCAATATAGTCAATCTGATCTACCCCGTCAATAGTAACCGCTATTTCTTCTCCTCTAGAAGTTGAGATATTACGAAGAGATGCTCTACCCCAAGGAGACAGCTTATGACCTCCTATACCCATATTCTCTAGTCTATTATAGAGATAAGGAAAGTCAAACTTCTCAATATTCCAACCAGTAACAATATTAGGAGTAAATTTATTCCAGTACTGAAGAAACTTAGTAAGTAGATCTGTTTCAGTCTTACATTCAACATACATAACTCTAGAACGAATGTCTTCTGGTAGAATAGACTCTTTTTCATTCCATTTACCATGACCAAAAGTAACAAATTTATCTACTTTAGAATCATGTATACAGATAGCAGTAACAGGATAAGCAGCGTCTTTAGCTTCAGGAAAACCTTCGTTAGAAAATACCTCAATATCTATATTGAATATTCTTAGATCTTTCTTATCCCATTTAGTAACAGCGTCACCGAAGTTTTCTAAAGAATATTGAGACTCAAAACGAGGAAAACCATACACTTTAAGATTAGAATCTTTATGCTCAGCAGAAAACTCCCAAGCTTCATTCATATTAGAAAACTCTATAGGTTTAAGACTTTTACCATATAGCGACTTATAGCCATAATCTTTATGATGTTCAATATACAGAGTAGGTTCGTAACGTACCTTGTCACGAACCTCTTCTCCGTTGCGAACACCTCTGATAAGAAGTCTATCACCTCGACGAACAATATTAGTATAGTAATCCATAACTATATTATAGTCTAATACTCAGCCTTTTTGCCAATGGTGTAATTTTGTTTGAGGGTATATTCACTTTTTTTAGAAAAAGGAACTATCTTAATTCTGTTCAATGAACTTGGTTCTGCTTTATCTTTATCTATAATATGACATAAGCCCCACTCTTGTAGAAGCTTAGCTATAGCATTTCTTCGTTCAATATCTTCTTCTGTAATCATCGTTTTATCTACACCGTCAATTTTAAACAACTCTTTAAAATGACATACATAGTACTTGCCTCTCTTATGAAATAGATGACAAGTTTGCACTAATCTTTTATCTCTTGTAGATATACCTATACGAGTTAAGGTTTCAACGATCTTAAGGAAATCTTCTCTTTCTCGCAATCGCACTTCTAATAAATTATCTAACATTTTATCTTCCATAATTAAGAAGACCCGCTAGATTATTTATTTTCCTCCCTTTCTAGTTTCATACCATTTCTTAATTTGTTGTAGCTGTTTTTCTTCTAATATCTTTTCATACTGCTTAGCTACTTTATATGAAACTTTGAAGTACTCCATAATCATCTCTGTTTCTTCTCTTTTCATTTTCTTTGCCCACTTAGCAAAATAATTTTTCTTAGGTAGACTATAAAAATAGAAGTCAAACTGAGCTTCTTCAGGTAAATCAGCATACTTATTCATCTCGTTTGCATAGAGAACCGTATCTTGTCTTTGACTAAAGCCAAGATTAGTAAGGAAAGGATTATAACCTTCTAGACTATCAGGATAGTCTTTCTTAGAAATATTATTCATGTATACAAAGGGAGAATCACTACGAGTTTCTGTATTGTAGTCTTTCTCTTGCTGAATAATATTACCGAATAAGTCAATTTCCATTCGTTAACTTAACCCATGTCTTATGTAGAACATAAAACCATACACCGTTAATGCAAGGTTCTACTAAGGCTACTACTCCAGCTTCCCATATAGTTGATCCTGTAAGCCAATAAACTACATTCATTGCTATTATAACATGACCAAGAGTATAGATTACAGCTAGAGTTAAGCTGTTCTCGTTAATAATTTTTTTCAATAATCTAAATATACCTTCTCTTATTTCCATTTTACACTTTTCATAACCTCTACTACAAACGCTGCTAAGTTTATCTCTTGAGATGCAACAAAAGCAGCTCTATGTTGATACTCACCCATAATTAAGATAAGTTCAGGTATAGATGCAGAGTCTACCAAACTAGATATATTTATATACAACTCGCTAAACAACACATCTGGATCAGGATTGTCAGCTATCCACTGACGGCAAGATTTAAAATCTTTCTTCTTAATAAATTCTACTAAAGTTTTTACTTTAGAGCTATCAACAACGGATAATATACCTGTATCGATATTACCTGAAATATTAGCATATCGTTGCAGTTCATTTAGACATCTACGATTATCAGGAAAGTAACGTTTAATAACTTCTAAAATTACTTCAGTGTTAAACTCTACCTGCTCAGTTTTAAGTATAGATATGACTCTTTTAGCAAACTCAGCTTGTAGCTTAGGTAGTTCACTTTTATCTATAGTAAAGTCAACTACAGAACAACGAGAATGTAAAGGTTGAATAATTTTAGCTTTAAAGTTACAAGTAAGAATGAAACGGCAAGATGAAGAGAAGGACTCAATCAAATTACGGAGAGCAGCTTGTGCTTCGGGTGTGATGTAATCCGCTTCATCGAGAATCACAACTTTCACCTTGCCGTTTGTAGACATGGTAGATGCAAATGAGGATACTTGCTGCCTTACCATGTCTATACCGCGCGATTCTGAACCGTTAATTATAATATAATCACAATCCAGTTCATTACAAAGAGCTCTAGCTACTGAGGTCTTACCAGTACCTGCCCCACCAGAGAGCAATAGGTTGATGATCTCTCCTTTATTTCGAAGGGTAAGAAATACTTTCTTAATACTATCAGGTAAGATACACTCTTCGATAGTCTTAGGACGGTATTTTTCTACATAAAGGAAATCGCTTTTCATCATACCCTCATCGCACAGTAATATTATAATACTTTACCATGTTTTTTAAGCCACCAAAGAGATTTCCCTGTCTCTTCTTTAGCTTGCTTCAAAGTTTCATAAACTTTGCCATCTACTTCAATAGCAACAGCGTTACCTGTTACTACTCCACTTTTACCTAAGGAGTTAAAATCTTTAAAAGTATTACTCCATTTTTTATCGTAATTTTTACTCATTAGCTTTTCTAGCTTTTATTACTTCATACAATTGAAGAGGAACTAATAAATGAATTTTATAATTTCCAACCATGTCATCATCTTTTATTTCGTCTTTAACTGCTTCTAATGTTTGTATTGCTTCATTTACACTTATTTCTAATAATTTTTTATGAATGTCTTTACCAGATTCTATAAATTTATTAGCTGCAAAATGCGCATCGAAAATAGAACTTTCTAAACCTTCTCTTTGTTCTTTATTAAGAGCCATATTTACCATCCGGCAGCAACGCGATAAAATATTCAATGCCTTGAGCTCCATTAAACCTTGCTAAACCTTTAGAACAAACTTCTACTTCGTAATCGTCCATAATCATTTTAAGCTTTTCTACTGCTATAGATAAATTGTAATCTACTTCATGACTTGCAACTCCTTCGAATACAAAGTTATTAGAGTTAGGAACGCCTTTATCATGTAGTAAAATATCACCATTAGTAAACGTAAGAGTAGAAGCGTTATTAGCTGAAGCAGCTCTAACAGCTACGCCCCATTGCTCTTTTTTCATAGACGCTTTGACTTCTACAGAAGGAAGAGATACACCCTTTTCAGGTGGAGCTGTAATTACAGCAGGGTCAGCATAATAATATTTCTGCTTCATCTTACCTTGAGAAATAATTACTTCTCCATCTCCAAACTCAAAATCAGGGTCTTCAAATAGACTCACTACACCTAAAAATTCATTAAGATCGTAAATAGCAAACGTTTTATCAAACGTTTCATCTACATCTACTTTAGCAAAAATATCTTTTACATTAGAGATAGTTTCTAGTTTATTTCCTGGGTTAACTACAATCGATTGATTAATAGTAGCAAAGTTTTTTAAGATAGCTAAAGTCTTTTTAGACAGCTTCATTTCGTTTTCCTCTTACGTCTTTTCTTGGGTTTATCCTCTATTATAGTATCTTTTACTTGATCTTTTCTTGTACCATCAGGATAATATGCATGAACGATAGTCTTCCATTTAGTTTTATTTTGTTGCTGTGAACCATAAGTATTTGATATCCAATCTCCATGACGTAGATACCAATTAATATCATTTACATAACCGTACCAAAAATGATACTTATCTGAAGCAACTGACCAGTCTTTTGTTCCATCTTTTAAACGTTGCATATCTTTTTTAGAAGCATATGCTTGTTCTTTTGCTTCTTTAAGCCAAGCTTGTACATCTTTAAGAGGTTTAAAACATCTTTTTTCATCATAACAAACTTCATGATAAGTTTTACCTTTAGCAGGTTTCTTAGCCGCTCTAGCTTTTGCTAGACGTTCAGCAGCTGCTTTTTTCTGCGCATCTGTCATAGGTTTTCTACGACGTCTAACTTTTTTAGGTTCTGGTTTTTCTTGATCAAGCAGCGCTTTAATATTCGCTGACATATCGACTTTAGATCTTCTTGCCATAATCACACCTCCATATATATTATAAGGTTAGTTATGACTTTTTTCTGAATGAGTTTTGATACGTTCTTTTATCTTCTTTATATAATCAGGATCTGTAGCCCAGTTTATTAAGTCATTAACGTTTTTTGATTTACTAAATTTTTTATGAGCTGGATGGTCATTTAAAGTCCAAACCGTATAATTAACACTTTCGCAAAAATGTTTAAATTTTATAAGACCGAAATTAGGATTTTTATAACCTTTTGGCTTGATATGAGGTCTATCTAAATTATTAGTTCTAATTCCAAAAAAATTATATCCTTCTAAAGCAAACCTACTTCTACCATAATTAGATTCTAACGAAGCCATAGCTATAATAATTTGTCTATCTATATGTCTATCTTCATCTATACGTTTATATAGTTGAGATAAACAGTAGTCTATTTGTCTAATAAAAGTATGTTCAGCTTGTGAGAGTGCTGATAAAGGGGTGGGGAAAAGCAAAAGAAAAAGTAATAGACTACTTTTCTTTTTTATGAAATTCGATAAGCCACTTAATATCAGTTTTAAGCTCTTTGATATCTTCATTCAAATGCCTTAGGTGGTTAGATTCTATAGTCCAAACGCGCCAAGCAATAAAGCCTACTACAGTTATAAGGGTAGTTATGAATATGTTTTCGTAAAATTCCATCGTTGCTCCAAAAAAAATTTTATTTTTATTTGGCTGTTTTAACTACAGGAGCAACCTGGACTATTTATTTATTACGATTCATTCTTAGGTTCAAAGAATTTCTGCACGTCAAAGTCTAAACCATTACCATAACCAATTACACAAACTTCATTAGATCCTAAATGATATTCTATAATAGTAAATGAACCGGTTTCAGTATTAGCAAAAACATATAAAGGGTAATAAAAATCTCTATTATCGTCAGGACCTTTGACATTAGTAAGTCCTCCTAAAATAGCTTTTTCACCGTATTCTTCTAAAATACCTTTAGCTTTATCAGGAGAACCACACTGTACAGGTTTTTGTACCCATTTTTCGCTTGCATATGCAGGAGATAGAATAGCTAGACTAAGTGCTATCAGTGCTGTTATTTTCATCATCATTAGATACAACCACTTCTAATTTAGGTTTAATTTCTTTGCGTTTATTAGCTCTAATTGTATCTAATTCTTCTACTACAGTGTTTAAGACTTCAAAAATCTCTTCACTAATATCATCATCAGACGCTAACTCTTCGCCGTCTTCTTTAACTGCAACTAGTTTGGTAACATAAGGATAACCGCTTGATTGCAAAAACTCTAAGCAACTTCTTAGAACCTCTGGTAAATTATTTTTATTAAAAAAATCGTATGAAATAGAGGAGTCTAACTCATTATTTATTATTGTATCTTTAGTAAAAGTGTAGTTTTCATTTATGAAGTCATCTTTAGACATTATTCAAATACCTTGTTATGTGTTTCATTAACTCTTACAAATGTAGTACATTTTGAAAGTTCTCTTAACTCTCTTGCTCCTACATAAGTACAAGAACTTCTAAGACCTCCTAAAAGACTTTGTACTGTATTAGCAATAGAACCTCTAAAAGGAATTTTTACAGTTTTACCTTCAGAAGATCTATATTCAGCTACTCCTCCGGCATACTTTTCCATAGCAGTATCAGATGACATACCATAAAAAACTTTATACAACTCTCCGTTTTCTGTGATAGTTTCTCCTCCTGATTCTTCATGACCAGCAAACATACCACCTATCATAACAAAATCAGCATTAGCTCCAAATGCTTTAGCTACATCTCCAGGACAAGTACAACCTCCATCTGCCATAATTCTACCACCTAAACCATGAGCAGCATCAGCGCATTCAATTATAGATGATAATTGAGGATAACCTACACCAGTTTGAATTCTAGTTGTACAAACACTACCAGGACCTATACCTACTTTAACTACATCTGCTCCTGCTAAGATTAATTGCTCTGTAATATCTCCAGTAACTACATTACCAGCAACTAACCTTATAGAAGGGTTAGCTTCTTTAAAGTCTTTTACAAATTCTATAAAACGTTCTGTATAACCATTAGCTACATCAATACAAACCCATTTAATATTACCTACTGGTAATTTAGACTGAAGCTGTTCCCATTTTTTTACATCTAAATCTGTTATACCCATAGAGTAACCTACATACTCTTGAGGCTCAAAAAATATATTATATAGATCTTCTACTTCATAATGCTTATGTAAAAAAGTTAAAAGTTTAAACTCTCTAAGTATTTTAGCTATTTCTATAGTACCTGTAGTATCCATATTAGATGCAACTATAGGAATACCTACCCAGTTATATTCATCGTTTTCGTTTACTTTAAAGTTTCTATCTAAAACTACTTCAGATCTAGAACTTAGTTCTGATCTTTTAGGTCTAATTAGAACATCTTTAAAGTCTAATTTTATGTCATTCTCAATGCGCATTAGTAAGTGCTTTCCAGCTCACAGGAGCTATATCTTTTACTTCTTTAGCTAACATTATAGCAAGATCTCTAATTTCTTTCTGAGCATCATCTTGGTCACGTAAACTAACAATTCTAGCTGCAGCAGCTAAACTACCTGTTTCGACCCATTCTGTATAAGTACCTTGAGGAAGAACTGCTCTTGCTTGTTCAGGAGCTACTCCTTTTTCTATTAGAGCAGCATAAGCATCTTTAGCATGTCTAACAGCATCATCGTAAATAAAAGTAACAGTATCAAGTTCAGATTCAGTAAAGAAACTAGTATCAGAAGAACCTTGCTTTTTATTTTCAGGTCTTTTTCTCCATAATCTATTAGCATACACTTCTGGAGTATAATCAACGTATCGTCTAGATACTTCATTACGAGAAATACCTATCTGATGTTTATACCATTGACGAGCTACAAAAATGGGTGCGCTAATTCTTACCTGATATTGAACCTGACTAAACGGAGTCCAATGATCGTGAGAAGCAAGATAATTAATTAGTTTTTCATCTCTATCAGAAAATTCAGAAACTTCTTTTGCAAAAGATACTCTAGCAGCATTTACTACATTTACGTCACTACCTAGACTATCAATCAGTTGTACTTTCAACTCTATTCTCCACTATAATATCAACTAGATTATATTCTTTAGCTTGTTCTGCTGTCATATAATTATCTCTTTCCATATCTGCTACCAGTTTATCATAATCTTGACCTGTATGTTTCTGATAAATACTAGTCAGAACTTCTTTCCATCTAACCAGTTCATTAGCATGAATAAGAACATCTGTAGCTTGACCTGAAGCTCCTCCTAAAGGTTGATGAATCATATGACGAGAGTTGGTAGTGATAGATCTATGAGCACCAGAACAAGCGAGCAACGAAGCCATAGATGCTGCTTGACCTATCACCACCGTGTGAATTGGTGAAGTAATATACTGCATCGTATCATAGATAGACATACCGTGAGTTACAGATCCTCCCGGACTGTTAACGTACATTATAATAGGAGCTTTGTCGTTTTGAGATTCGAGCAATAGCAATTGAGCAACGAGATGGTTAGCCATCTCTTCTCTTACTACCCCTGTTAAAAAGACAATCCTATCTTTAAGCATACGAGTATAAACATCATAAGCTTTCTCGCCATCACGAGTATTTTCTATAAATGCTGGAAACGGCATCTTACCTCTCTTTCACTTACTTATTATAGAGATACTATTTTATTTTTTAAGAAAAAAGAAAAGAGGCCTTCTGCGGTGCCTCTTTTCTATAACGCAGAGCTAGCTAATAAATGCTAGATGCTGGACCGCAGTCCGTTCTCCTTTCGTTGATGAGCGTTAGTGCTCATATAGGACGTCTCCTATTCGTGTTCTCCCCCATATGGATCTTTATATGGTTTACCTTCAATCCATAATGTTCTAGCTCTACTTGGTGTAGAGGTTGGAAACTTTTTAAAGAAACCTGGATTATTTTTTGCTACGTTAAAAGTACCTACTGTAATAACTATTGCAGTAAGAAGTAGAGCATGAGCAACCATACTGATACCCATAACAACCCAGCTTCCTATATACATAGAAAATACAATACACCACATCCAAGCTAAAATTTGCAGTACTAAATGTCGCACTTGAAGATCTGGAATATGTTTAAGAGGGTTAACATCCATATTCATAACCCCATTCCAACTATTATATACCATTTCTCTCATCGGATAAACCCCTTTTTCAAAAGTTACTTTACTAGGATAGTGAGCGTCAACTGTATCCTTAAACTCTATAGCATTATAGAGATTATCAAAAATTTTTGTTATTTTTTCTTCTTTAAAATAACCGGTTACTCTATACAGCATATTTATTCAAGGGATTAGATGGATTCATATCCATAAACTTACCCCACTCGCCATAATAATGTCTCATTCCAACTTCATCATGAATAGTACTATTTTCATGTCTTCCATGTAGAATATTTCTGCGTTCAGTACCTTCTCTCATTGTTGTACCTTGACCTGCTACACCAATAAGATCTTCATGTAGGTTACGACCAAAAGGACCCCAAATAGTATTATGAGCTTTGATACGACTTGCTCTTTCTTCTTCCGTATCTTTCTTCAAACCATATCCACGAAACTCAATCAAAACTTTGTTTGGACCTAGCGGTGTGACAATGTCAGAACGATAAGCTGAGCCACGAAGGTTGAAGTTATAGCCTGGAAAAAGGTCAACCATATACCATTGGTTAGGAGGCAGATTAGGAAAAGATAACTCCCCACGATCTTCAAATCCATCATACTCTTCATAGTTAACAGTAAAGCTGCTAACATTAA